AAAAGATCATGACCGTCGTGAATGATCCGATGATCCAGAAAAAGGAAGTGCTGGAACGGTTCTTCAAGGCCGCCAATATCGAGAATATCGACGCGCTGATCAACCCGAATCCGCCGCCTAATCCGATGGTGATGGAGAAAGTGCAACAGATCGCGTTGCGTGGCAAGCGCGACGATACCATGAACCTGAAGGACGAGGCGCAGACGCTGCTCTATCGCGCTCAGGCCATCAACCAGATCGCACAGGCTGACCTAGCTGTTGGGCAGCAGGACGTAGCGTGGTCGGAGCATCAGCTAGAGGTGATCAAGGCGGCAATGGAAGCACTGGCGCCTCAGCCTGACAATGCTGCCGCGCCGGTTTCTTGATCGGTACGAGGACGAGCTAGGCTACATCGTCCTGCAAACACAACGAGAGATCGACATGCCGCAATGGAGACGCTGGCCGCTGAACAGCGATCCAATGCTTAATAAGGCGCTAGAGACATCGAAAGAACTGAACCAGCACTTGAGCAAGAGCATTCAAATGCTTCGGGCGCAAGAGGCATTGGAAGAACCGACGCCACTTCCGGCTGTGTCATTTATAGACAAACCAAAAGAGAAATTGAAGATGGGCAGTGTTCTCGGATTGAATGGCAACCTGATCGAATCCGCCATTGAAAGAGCAAAGCAGCGCCTTGTTGCCAAGACAACGGAAGGCGTGACCAGAATTGAAACGGTCACGACAGCCGGCGAAGCCAAGATTGATGGCGTTGTTACGAATCTGGCCGTCAAGATCGAAAAGGAAATTGAGGATCAGGTTTCTCAGTTCGTTGGCATTACCAATGGCGGGCCAGCGTGATCGACGGCCTGACCGAAGGTGATTTCCAAGTCTGGAAACATCATCCGGTCTCCAAGCTCTACCTGAAATATCTTGACGACTACGCCATGCTGCTCGGCCGGGAACTGCTCGACCGCTGGCTTGCGGGTCATATCACGTTAGAAACCGAGAAAGAATTACGAGGGCGCATTTTAACCCTCACCGATCTAGTCGAATTGCAGTTCGCATCGATTGAGAAATTCTACCAGACAGAGGAAGAAAATGAAGGAACGTCTACTCAAGTCATCACAGAAACATGAGTTTGTACCAGCAAGGTTTAATGGCGTAAATTGTTCAGGTTACCAGCCGATCGGCGACCACATCATGGTCTTGCCCGATAAGGCATCGGAGTTTTCATCGGGCGGAATTGAAATCCCGGCCGAAGTGGTCGAACGCATGACCATGGCGGCGGAAACCGGAATCATTGTCGCTTTGGGCGACGATGCGTTCCTGTGGAACGGAGACCGTACCCGCAAATGGGAAGGCGCAAAGCCCAAGGTCGGGGATCGCGTTTATATCCAGCGCTATGCTGGACAGGTGATGCTGGGTGAGGATGGCGAGTTCTACCGCATCATGGAGCAGAACTGTATTGCCGCCGTGAGGGTCAAGCGATGAGCGAGACTCAAGAGGCTGGTGGCGAGGTTGAGACCAAGGGTCCGGCTCCCGAGATCGTGGACCGTGCGCGCCGCTTAGGCTGGCGCCCGCAAGAGGAATACAATGGCCGGCGCGAATGGGTGCCGGCCGACAAGTTTATCGAGACGGCAGAGAATGAATTGCCGGTTTTACGTGAGAATTTACGCCGTCTCGATAATCTCTACACCAAGGACGTTGGCTCGCTCAAGAATGAGTTAACCGAGGTCAAGCAAGTCCTGACCGATTTCCGGGAGTTTTCAAGCCGCTCTGAACAGCGGGCCTATGAAAAGGCCAAGCGTGAACTGGAAGAAAAGCGGGATGTGGCGGTCGCCCATGCCGATACCGAAACGTTCAAGGCCACGCAGCGCGAGATTGATGAGCTAGACAAACAGGTCAAGCCCAAGGAGCCTGAGAAGAAAACTGAAACCGTTCCGCCGCCTGATCCGGCCATTACGGCATGGATCGGCGAGAATCCATGGTTTACGACCGACGCCGAATTGATGGCCTACGCCAAGGCGCAAGATAATTTCCTGATGACGGCCAAACCGGGCATGTCAGTTGCCGAGCGATTGGCCGAAGTCAAGAACCGCACCAAGAAGGAGTATCCCGACAAGTTCGGCAATCCCAAGCGTGAACAAGCTTCTTCTGTCGCTGAGCCTGGAGCGCAAACCACGACGCGAAAGAAGGGCAAAACTTATGATGATCTTCCGCCGGACGCGAAAGCTGCCTGTGACAAGTTCGTGAGAACCATCCCGAACTACAAGCGCGAAGATTACGTTAAAGAATACGATTGGAGCTGAACATGGAAGAGAAAATTGATCTGCGGACCAAAGAGGGCCGTGAACTGAAGGCGCACGGTTTGGCCGGCATTGACTCTGACGGTCCCGATACCCGCCGCGTCTCGCGCGAAAACCGCAAGCCCTTTGGTTCACAGACCCAGAAGCTCGCCTTCCCGGCCCGTGAAGGCTTTCACCGTCATTGGTTCAATGACCAGCCCGGACGCATCAAGCAGGCGCAGGACGCCGGCTATACGCATGTAATTGACGAAGCCACGCAGAAACCCGTTACCCGCGTGGTTGGCGTTACCGCTCAGGGCGGTCCTCTCGATGGCTACCTGATGGAAATCCCCACGGAATGGTGGGAGTCCGACATGGCCGACAACGAGAAGACCGTCAAAGAAAAGGAAGATACCATCCGACGCGGACAGGTGGAAGCAGCCGACCCGAGAGAACGGGACAGCCGATTCACCGCTACCGCACAAGGCAGAAAGATCGACATTCGATCCACGATGGCCCGTCGCTAAGGGCATCTCTACGCCGACGTTAGAAACCCGGTCGCGCGCTTCACAATCATCATCAACCTTTAAGGAGTGACACATGGCTAACGCCAATGTCGCCCGTGGGCTGATTCCGTATCGTCGCACGACCGGCGAGCCATACAACGGCAGCGCGAACATTTATTATGTTCCGTCTTCCGTGTCTTCCAATATCTTCATTGGAGACCCCTTGACTTGGCTCACCAACGCGGCCGACGCTAACGGTATTCCCTCGGTCACACTTGCTACGGCAGGTTCGTCCAACAACGTTCTCGGCGCAATGGTCGGGATTGTTTCGGGCGGCGAGCCGATCATCCCCGTTACCCGCGATCTCCCCGTTTACCACCAGGCTTCGACGGCAGGATATATCCTTGTCGCCGATGATCCGGACCTTCTCTACGAAGTTCAGGAGAATAACTCGGGTGGCGCAATGGTTCAGGGCGCTCCGGGACGGAACGTCAATCTTGTTTCGGGTTCTGGTTCGACCATCACCGGCTATTCCGGCTGGATGTTGGCCTCCAACACCCTGCAAACCACCAACACGCTTCAGATGAAAATCATGCGGTTGCTTGAGCAGGCTGACAACGCTGTCGGCACCAATGCCAAGTGGCTCTGCCGGATCAACCTGAACGCGTTGACCAGCACGACGGGAGTGTAGCACATGGCTGTTATTACAACCGGCTCACATCCCAAAGCACTCTGGCCTGGAATCAAGGCATGGTGGGGGCGTTCCTACGCAGAACATACCGAGGAGTTCCCGGTATTGTTCGAGAAGGACACCTCGGACAAAGCATACGAAGAAGAGGTCGAAATCACGGGATTCGGCTTGGCTCCGGTCAAGAACGAAGGCACCGCGATTGTATACGATCAGGAGTCGCAGGGTTCGGTCACGCGCTATACGCATGTTGCCTACGCTCTCGGCTACATCGTGACCTACGAAGAGTTGCGGGACGATCTCTACGAGGTCGTATCGAAGCGGCGCGCTCAACAGCTCGCCTTCTCCATGCGTCAGACCAAAGAGAACATCGCGGCCAACGTCTATAACCGCGCGTTCAATGCGACCTATACGTTTGGAGATGGTCAAGCCCTGATCGTCAACAACCATCCGACCCTGACTGGCAACCAGTCCAATCTTCTGACCACGGCGGCCGACTTGTCGGAAACCGCGATCGAAGACATGCTGATCCAGATCGGGTTGACCACCAACTCGCGTGGCATGAAGATTTCGGTTCTGCCGAAGTCGCTTCATGTCCCGATGCAGTTGATCTTCGAAGCCAATCGTATCGTGAAGTCAGTCCTTCAGAACGATACTTCGAACAACGCGATCAACGTCATTCGTTCCATGGGCGCAATCCCGTCGATCGAAGCCAACCACTACTTTAGCTCCGCAACGGCATGGTTCATCCGAACCAATGTCCCGCGCGGTATGACGTACTTCGAGCGTGAAGCGGTCAGTTTCGACCAGGACAACGACTTCGATACGAAGAACGCCAAGGCAGCTTGCTATGAGCGTTATTCGTTTGGTGCCTCGGATTTCCGTGGCATCTTCGGAACTCCCGGCGTCTAACTAAAGCGGCGTGGTTCATCCGAACCAATGTCCCGCGCGGGCGTGATCTACGGGTCACGCCTTTTTCTTTTCAACTCAAGCCCTGCACAACGCGCCGTCACTGGGGCGGCATGAAAGGTTAAATTATGGCTGGCTCTGCATTCAAAGGCCCTCTTGTTGTTTATGGAACGCGCCCTCCGTTGGGGAGTGGTGGTTCTGAGAATCCCGCGCTTGCGCCTAGCCTGTTCTGGGGCGGCGCGAATATGTACGATCAGCGGGCCGGTTACAACGTAACCAAGTCGGGCGCGATTGGATTTGCTGGTGATCAAAGTGCTGTCATCAATCAGGTGCCTTCTACGATCTCGGCTGTGAACATCGCGGCCAGCCAAACTCCGGGTTCGGCTGCGCTCACACTGGTAACATCGACCGGCGCCGGCATTACCGTGCTGGCTGCGGCTACTACGGTATGGGCTTCCGGCAATGTCATTCCTGCCGGTACGTTGGCCATTGATGGCGCGCCTGGTCTGGTGGCGTTCGGTCAGGCTACCGAGGTCAGCACCTACAGTTACGTTTCGATGTACGATCCGACCAAATCGATTGCGCGAAATGTTCGCATTACTTCGGGCGGCAATGACACGGGCATCACGTTCCTCGTAGCCGGATATGACCTTTACGGTTATCCGCAGACCGAGGCGATTACGGGTGCGAGCGGTGCCGTAGCGTCCGGCAAGAAGACATTCAAGTTCGTTACCTCTATCACACCTTCCGGAGCCGTTGCATCGACTGCATCGGCCGGTACGGGTGACGTATACGGCTTCCCGGTGCTGTCTTCGTTCTGGGGTGATGTCGAGGTCATCTGGAACAATGCATGGATCACGGCCAACACAGGCTATCTGGCATCGGATACCACTTCTCCTGCCACATCGACTACGGGAGATGTCCGAGGAACCTATGCGGTTCAATCCGCGTCTGACGGCACCAAGCGCTTGATGGTCTACGTAGCTCCATCGGTCAACAATCTGGCGCTGGGCGTTCCCGGCCTGTTCGGGCAGGTGCCAGCTTAGTCACTAACGAGCGCGTCTTAACCGGCGCGCTCTTTTCTTTTGGAGGTTAGTGATGGCTGATGTGACTCACTCGACCCTATATGACGGGGCGAGGAATCTGAATCTGAAATATACGATCTACTCTGACGGCACGGGTACGAGCGCGACTATTATCACGGTTTCAAGCCTCGTTCCAAATCCGGGCGTACATATGAAGATACGCCGCATCCGCTACAGCATTCAGGGCATGTACGTGCGCCTGCAATGGGATGCGAGCGTACCCATTGATATTGCAAACCTTGGCGAAGGTCAGGACATCCTGGACTTTAGCACTCAGTATGCCGGCGGCTTCCCGAACGATGCCGGCGCGGGCGTGACGGGCAACGTTCTATTGAAGACGGTAG